TCACGCGCAGTCGCGAAAACGGTTACGCCATTTCCCGGATAGTATTGATCCGCCCCAGCGCATTTCGGCCCTGGTCGGCTCCGACTCGTAGATCGTGATTGTCCACATGGTGAGGCCGCCGCTGTTGAAATCCATAATCCGGCGCCCATCGCCGCGGATTACGTTGGGTGTACCTGCGCTCGACAAAGCAATGGAGATGCACTCCTCTAATTGCGCTGGCGTTTTTACTGTTTCGTAAGTGATCTTTGCGGGTTCTTTGTCCAGATCGCCCACCGTGGCGCACCCGCCCAATCCAGCTGCCGCAACCGAGACGATAAGCGCAGCACTGCTCATTTTGGGCAACATCGACAATCTCCCATCCTACTCTTGCTCATATCCGGCGCACCACGGCCACGACGCGGCCGATGATCTGCAGTTCATCATCGCCGGGATCGTAATCGGGCACGTTCTCATTATCCGACAACAGCGTGATCTTCCCTCCGCCCATCCGGACCCGTTTGACCATGCCGATCCCACCAACCGAAAGGACCCATATCTGATCGTTGACATTGATCGTGTCGCGACTGCGGTCGATCAGCAGCACATCGCGATCGCCGATCGTGGGATACATGCTGTCACCAATGCCATGGGAGAAGCACAGCAGTTGCTCTGGTGCTTTGGTAAACATACGCACGAATGAGCGTGGGAAGTGTTCAATGACTTCGCCCGGATCGATGCCATCTAGGAAGGTGCCTCCCATCCCATAGCCTAGCTCGAGCATTGGGATCGCTAGCGTTTCGCTACTGCGCTCTCCCTTGCCGCCTATCACCAGCGACGCATGAAGGTCGGGATCTCCGCGCAGATAGGCGCTCCAACCGGGATAATCGGGGAAGCGCCTGGTCAGCTTCTCGATCGTCGGCTGGCTGAGCCGACTTGTGGCCTTACCAGTGTATGGCCGGTGGATCGTGGATGCGGACAAGCCGGCCTCCTTAGCCAACGCATTGGCAGTGAGGCCAGTGAACGTCGCCAAGCCCTCCAGCAACTTACGATCTAGATCGAGGCCATTCATGGCAGGCGAGTTATCAGCAAAAGTGCAAAACGCGGTTTTGCATTTTTTCTATTGTCATATCGAAATCTTTCGATACTTTGCCGCTCATGGAGCAGCAGCAGATCATTCGCGAAATCGAACACCGTGCTTGGGAAGAGCGGGTGTCGATCAGCTTCCTCTGTCAACGAGCGGGCATTCACCCGACCACGTTCTGGAAATGGAAGAAGAGCGCCCGAAACACGAACCCCGGGGGCGCTAGCCTCACCAGCCTGAACAAGCTCTACGACGCGCTCGATCAGATCGCCGCCGAGAATAAGCGCCGCCGTACGCGCAAGGCGGTGGCGGCATGACTGCTGGAAAGAACAGCGGGAAAGCAACCGTACAAGCCACCGTCCAGAACGACGGCAAGGTCGAGGCCATGGGGCAGCTCTACTGGTCCCCGTCCATGCAGAAATTTGCGGGCTGGAAAGTCGAGCTTCGCGTATTCGGAGACGGTGGGCCCGTGCAGGTGTGGAGCGGACACCACTTCCTGTGTTCCGCCGATGTGATCGCCGATCCGGGCTTCGCCGATCCCGCGACGGTGCGGAAGATCGCTGCCGAGATGGGCGAGCGGGTCGATCGCAAGCGCGCATTAGTCGTTCGCGGGCAAGCGGCGCTGGTCATGGAGCTGCTTGGCGATGCCATTGAGGATAGCCGCTTCTGCAGAAAGGCCAGCCTGTGCGCGCTGCTGACGCATGTGTTCGATCGCGCGATCGATTTCCTCGGAATACCCCTGAACGGTACGATCGAGCGCAAGCGCAATCGCGACCTGGAACGTACCCAAGGCCGCGAGGCGCGCCTGCGCCTCGCCCAGAGCATCTTCGATCTTCCCTATACGATCAACGGCCATCGGCCTTCCTCCGAAATCGATTGCTGTGGGAAGAAGGCTAAGCCCGGTGCCGGAGACGGTCACTGTCTAAGTGAGGTGGCGAAATGAGCAGCCACCAATCGCTGTTGTCGAGCGCCGAAATCATTGCGCTCAATCCAGCCGACGTTTTCGTGCCTGATCGCATTGGGTTCTACCATGAGGACAAGGCAATCGCCCTGGGTCGCCTGATCGCGGTGGATGGCCAACGCGATCCGATCAAGGTGAAGGCGCGAGGTCATGGCGAGAAGGCCTGGGAGCTGATCACCGGCCTGCACCGACTACGCGGCTGCGCAAACGAGGAAATCAGCGTCTTCGCGCTGGTGGTGGATGGTGAGGCTGAAGACTTCGCCGACCTGGAAGCCAGTGAAAACCTGCACCGACGTCCGCTGGGGCCGATCGAGCGCGCGAAGTTCACTGCCGCACTGGTGCAGGCCGCTCAGGATCGTATCGCGCGCGAGCATGGCGGGCTGAAGCAACAGCAGCTGGCGATCAAGGCGCGCTGGGAACGGGTGAAGGCGGGCGAAACCACCCACGAACAGGCCTTGCGCGACGAAACCGAGGATACGTGTGCAAAGATTGCACACGTATATGGCTGGGAAGATTCGGTGGGCGAGGCACTGGGCCTTTCGCGCCGCACCATCCACGGCGACCTTTCGCTGTTCCGCCTGCTGATCGAGCCGTTCCCCGACCTGATCGAGGCGCTGGCAAAGCACCCGGTGATCGGAGAGAACGCCAGCCAGCTGAAGGCGATTGCGGCCGTCAAGGACGAGGCGCAGCGGCGACAAGTGATCGAGCTGGTACTGGATCAGCCGAGCATATCGGTGGACGGCGCGCGCATTCGCCTAGGCATCGACAGCGGCAAAGCACCCGCGCCCACGCCCGATGTAAAGTTCACAAGCACGATCAGCGACAGCTGGGGTCGCCTGTCGACCACGGCGAAGCGCGAATACCTGCCCCGCTTCGTCACCATGCTGACGCCCGACATGCGCAGCCGCCTGCGCGAGCTGCTCGACGAGGGGGGCAGCTGATGCGCGCCTCCTATCTCCGCGCCGTTGCGTGGCTGGCGCTGCATGACGATTGCAGCTGGGCCTATTGCACCGATGGCACGCTGAGCGTTGCGGCACAGCTGATTGCCGAGTTGTTCGGCAAGTCGCCGCGCATCCTGGCATTCGATCTGCGCGCCAAGCGCCTGGCCGAGGGGATTGCCCATGGCCGGTGAAGTGACCCGCACCCCCAAGAGTATGCGCCACCCGCTGGATTGGTGCGTGGAGCAAGGCTGGGAATGGGACATGATTCTGGGCGCGATCGGCGCGGAACCGGAGCTGGGCGAAGGCGTGGCGATCTGGGACCCTTGCGCCGGCTTCGGCCACAGCGGTTCGCGTCTGGAAGGCTGGGGCTTTACCGGGCGCATTTACCTGTCCGATTTGGTCGAGAACGTGGCGTGGGATGATTTTCATCTCCGACCTACCTTCTTCCTCGCCGATTTTCTGACACTGACAGAGCCGCCGAAGAGCCCGATCAGCGTCTTCTTCAATCCGCCCTTCAGCTACATCGACGGAATCTGGGAAGACTGCGTTCGGCATGCGCTGAAGCTGGCCACGCACCGCGTGGTGGCGATCGCCCCGCTGAAATACACCGCTGGCGGCCTGAAGCGCGGCAAGCTGTTCCGGTTCGACCATCCGCCGCAGCTGCAGCTGATCTTCACCCAGCGGCCCAGCATGCCGCCGGGCGACATGATCGATGCGCTGGGCAAGGACGCGTATCGCAAGGGGCAGATCGACTACTGCGCCTTCGTTTGGGATGTGCGCGAGCCCACCCTGCACGGCGAGACACGCACGATCTGGCTGCCCCGTTTCGACGATCCGATCGAGGGGATCGCGTGATGGTGACGCTGACCGCAAAGCAGGCGGCGCTGCTGCGCTACATCGCCGGGTATCAGGCCGCCCACGGCTATTCGCCCAGCTATCGCGAGATGTGCGACGGCGTGGGCATTCGCAGCAACCAGCGGATTTTCGAGATGGTAGACGCGCTGGAAGAGCGCGGCGCCATCAGCCGCCTGCCGCGCAAGGCGCGAGCCATCACCATCAATATCCCCGTGCCACTGCCCCGCGCACCCGATGGCGCGCCGCTGCGCGTGGTGAATGCGGCCGAAATGGAAAGGGGAGCAAGGTGACCTGCCTTTCCCCCCGCCAGACAGAAACGCTGAATTTCGTGGCGGGCTTCATCGCGCGCCGCGGCCATGCCCCCACCCTGCGCGAGGTTGCCGATGGCGTCGGTCTGGGCGCGCCCACCAGCGCGCGCGAGGTCGTGATGCAGCTGGAGGATCGCGGCCAGCTGCGTCGGCTGCCTGGCAAGGCACGTGGACTCGAAGTGATCGAAAAGGCCGGCAAACCTGGCGAGATCTTGCTGTACCGCAACCTCGACAGCTTCCTTATCGCAAAGATCGACCTGGTGCGCGCGGCGCATTTCACCTGCTTCCCGTGGCGGTTTGACCAACTGTGTTGGGCGAAATCCCGCGTCCGCGTGAAGCGCGCCACCGTGGCGGCGATCATGCCCGAGGGCAGCGACCCCACCCTGCTGGGCGAAACCATCCAGGCGCTGAAGAACCAGCGCGACGCGCGGCGCATGCGCGCCGACCAGGACTTCCACCAAGCCGTGGCCAAGGCCGCTTTGAGCAGGAGGGAAAGCTGATGGGAACCCGCGCCGAAGAGCTGCGGCGCCACCGTAAATGCTTCGAATACGGGCTGCAGCACGGAATCACCCCGCGCGAGGCGGAGCTGGAGTTGCAGCTGCAGGCAGCGCGTGACCGCGCGCGCGCACTGACGGCGGACATGGAAGCCAAGAACCGCGCCGCCCGCGTGGCACCCGCGCCGATCGCAATGCCCGACGAACCAAGATCCGAACCTTGGATGATGAGGGACTGACCATGACCGAAATACCGAACGAAACCGCCCGCGTCAGCCTGCATGGGCTGCGCCTCGAGAACGACCTGCCCATGGGCGCAACCGTGGGCGAGCCCGCGGAATGGGATGCAATTCTCGTTCACTATCGCGCCGCAGCGCGCGATATGCGGGACAGCGCCGGCGAGTATGTGGAAGCCGACCCCTACCATGCCGAATGGCATCAGCTGGAGGGCGCGGTCGAGGATGAGCGCGACAGCGCCGGGGCATGCCTGTGGGCCGTTGCCGCCAATGTGATCGCGGTTGGCGCGCTGATCGGGTGGGCGCTGTCGTGAGCGACCGAATCCACCCCTCCACCGCACCGCGTCCAACCATCCGGCCGCAGATGCGCCGCAAGCGCTCTTTGCAGATCGACCTGAACAGCGTGCCCAGTTCGATGGAGCAGCTGGCAGAGAGCTGGAAGGGCAATCGGTGAGCGACGGCACCAAGATCGAATGGACCGAGGCGACGTGGAACCCGATCACGGGCTGCAGCGTCACCAGCCCCGGCTGCACGAATTGCTATGCCATGAAGTTGGCGGGCACCCGCCTGCGCAACCATGCAAGCCGCGCCGGGCTAACCGCCGAGAGCCAGGCCGGCCCGGTATGGACGGGCGAAGTCCGGTTCAACGAACAATGGCTCGACCAGCCCCTACGGTGGAAGCGCCCGCGCATGATTTTCGTCTGCGCGCATGGCGACCTGTTCCACGAAAGCGTGCCCGACAAATGGATCGACCGCGTGTTCGCGGTGATGGCGCTTTGCCCGCAGCACACCTTCCAGGTGCTGACCAAACGCAGCGCGCGGGTGCGGGAGTATCTAACAGACAATCTGGCAGTGCGTGTCCAAAATGCTGTCGACAACTTGGAGCCTGACGGATTGTGGAAATTCAAGGGTCACGAGCCCTGGGTAATCTCCGATATCAGAGATAGCGAACGAGGCGACTACCTCCCGAACCTCTGGCTGGGCGTCTCGGTCGAGGATCAGGCGCGTGCCGACGAGCGCATTCCCGATCTGCTCGCCACCCCCGCTGGCGTGCGCTGGCTCTCATGCGAGCCGCTGCTGGGGCCGGTCGATCTGCGCAGTTGGCTGCCTGACTGCTACGAGTGTGGAGCATCCTGTGGCTTGCGGCTGCCAAGCCCGCCTAAGGTGGAGCGATGCACAGAGTGCGGCGAAGAATGCGGTCCTGAAACCGAACCAATGTTCTCTGAAGGCTGCCCAAAATGCTCGGGCGAGCTGGAATTTATCTGCCCCGATTGCGGGCATTACATGGTCTATCAACACCCCGACACGCCTAACCTCGACTGGATCGTGGTCGGCGGCGAAAGCGGACCCGGCGCCCGTCCGATGCACCCCGATTGGGCCCGGAGCCTGCGCGACCAGTGTGCAGCGGCAGGCGTACCGTTCTTCTTCAAGCAATGGGGTAATTACCGCCCGACCAGCGATGCCAATGGCGAATACATGATCCCGGTAGCGAAGAAGCAGGCCGGACGCCTGCTGGACGGCGTACAACATGATAGAATGCCGAGGGGGCAGGATGCCTAAGGCAAAGGCTCATCCCGACCAGGTCGCGTTCGATTTCGAAGCGCCTGCGCCGCGGCGCGGCCGTGCCGAACTGGCCGGGCTGGAGCGGCGCATCAACCAAACCGTAGGCACCATGCTGAACAGCGATCCGCGCCCGCGCGAAGTGATCGCTGCGGAAGTCAGCGTGCTGCTGGACGAGGAAGTCAGCGTGGCAATGCTGAACGCATATTCGAGCCCCGCGCGGATCGAACACCGAGTGCCGATGAGCCGATTCTTCGCGATCGCCGTGGTGACCGCCCGGCAGGATCTTCTGGACCCCCTGGTACGCGAAATCGGCGCCGCATTGCTGGTGGGCGACGAGGTCAAAACCGCGCGCCTGGGCCAGCTGCAGCAGACGATCGCCGCAGCCCAGGCGGAAATGCGCAAACTGAAGGGCTCTGCCCCGAAAATGAGAGGGGACGAGTAAGTGGGGACCGGAAGGGCAACACAATTGGCGCCGATCGAGGAACAGGATCTGTGGCTATCCGCCGCCGACCTGGCCGAACTGGCGCTGCCCGGGCTGCCCGGCGACAAGCGTTCGATAGCGCGCCGCGCGAAGGACGAGCGCTGGCACCGCAAGGCAGACGCCCGCGGCCGGATGCTGGTGCGGCCGCGCCGCGGCCAAGGCGGGGGCCATGAATTCCACGCATCGATCCTGCCGCCGCCCGCGCAGCTGGAGCTGGCACGGCGCGGGCTGATCGAAACGGCAAGTAAGAGCGAACCGCGCGACGAGGATCGGCATGGCTGGCGCTGGTTCGAACAGCAGACCGCCAAGGTGCGTAAGGTTGCCGAATTCCGCCTGCAGGTGGTGGGCGAGATCGAGGTGCTGGAAGCGGCCGGAGCGACCCGCACGGCCGCTTTGGCCGAGATCGCCGCCGAACGATCGCTGGGCAAGAGCACGTTGTGGAACTGGCTGCGCGCGGTGGACGGCATTGCGCCCGCCAATCGGCTGCCGGCACTGGCGCCGCGCCGCAAAGGCGGCGGGGCGCAGGCGGACATCGATCCGCTGCTGTGGACGGCATTCAAGAGCGATTACCTGCGGCCGTCGAAGCCGACGCTGACCAGCTGTTACGAACGGACCGCCGCGATCGCGGCTGCCAAGGGCATTTCCATGCCTTCTGAACGGACCTTCAGAAGGCGCCTCGACACGATCGATCCGGGCATCATCATGCTAAAGCGCAAGGGCGCCGAAGCGCTGCGCCGATCGATCCCCGCCCAGCGCCGCACGATCGAGCATCTGCATGCGCTGGAGCATGTGAACGTCGACGGCCACCGCTTCGACGTGTTCGTGAAGGATGCCGAGGGCCGCGTGTTCCGGCCGATGATGGTGGCGATCCAGGACATCTATTCCAGCAAGATCGTGGGCTGGCGCCTGGCCGAGGCGGAAAGCGCGGTGCTGACGCGCCTGGCCTTTGCCGATTGCTCCCGCGAGTTCGGCATTCCCAAGCACTGCACGCTGGACAATGGCCGCGCCTTCGCCAGCAAATGGATCACCGGCGGAGCAAAGACCCGGTACCGTTTCAAGATCCGCGAGGAAGAGCCCACCGGCCTGCTGACCGGGCTGGGGATCGAAATCCACTGGGCGCTGCCATATCGCGGGCAATCCAAGCCGATCGAACGCGCGTTCCGCGATATGTGCGATCGCATTGCCAAGCACCCGGCGATGGAAGGCGCCTATACCGGCAACAGCCCCATGGCGAAGCCGGAGAACTACGGCAGCCGCGCGGTGCCGATGGACGAATTTATCGTGCATGTGGCGCAAGGCATTGCCGCGCATAACGCCCGTCTGGGCCGCAGGGGCCGCAATTACGCCGGCCGCAGCTTCGACCAGGTATTCGAGGAAAGTTACGCCGCCGCGCCGATCGGCAAGGCGACGGCAGAACAGCTGCGCATGGCGTTGCTGAGCGCGGAGCAGGTGCTGGTAAACCGGACGACCGGCGAGGTCAGCCTGTTCGGCAACCGGTACTGGAGCGTGGAATGCGGGAGCCTGCATGGCCAGCGCGTGACGGTGCGCTTCGACCCCGACAATCTCAACGAAGATATTCACCTGTACGCGCAGGACGGCCGATATCTGACCAGCGCGCAGGTGATCGACGATACCGGGTTCGACGATGTGGCAGGCGCGAAGGCGACGGCCAAGCGCCTGAAGGGATACCGCCAGCTGATCCGCGATGCCGCCGCAGCCGAAGGGCTGATGGATGCCGAGCAGGTAGCGGCGATGCAGCCGGACACGCCGATGCGCGCGGTGCCCAATCCCGGCGCGGTGCGCCCGGTGCGCCATCGCGGCACGGCCGGTGCCGCAGCCGCCGCGGTCAAGACCCACCACGAAGAGCAGGAAGATCGCCAGAGCCGCGTGTTCAACGCGCTGCGCCTGGTGACGGACAACGATCAATGAATTCGGCACGCGGGGATCGATTGGAAGCCGCCCCCGCGCGCCGTGCCCATCAAAGGACGGAGACCAGGGTAGCATGAACGATCCAAAGAAACAGCAGATCGACGTAGAGCAGCAGCGCGCGTGGCTGAACCAGCACAAGGAGGAGACGGGCCTGAGCTGGAAGCAGCTGGAAGCACGCATCGGCCGGTCGGGCAGCACGCTGAGCCTGTTCGCCAACAAGAAGTACGGCGCGCCGGGCGACCTGATCGCCGAAGAAGTGTTCGTTTACCGCCAGACGCTGGCGGCGAAGGCCGCAGCGGCGAGCAAGGCGGTGGAGCTGCCCGATTACTACGCCACCGAAACCAGCCTGCAGCTGATCAGCCTGCTGACCTGGGCGAAACGCGGCCGCATCACCATGGCGGCAATGGGCCCGGGGATGAGCAAGAGCATCACCGCCTGCCATTTCGACGCCTGCAATTCCAACGTGTTCATGGTGACGATTTCGCCGGCGACATCGGGCATCCGCGCGCTGCTGCGCGCCGTGCTGCACGCGATGGGCGTGGCGAGCCCGACGGGCGACATCCAGAGCATGTCGATGCAGATCAAGGATCGCGCATCAAAGCTGCAGGACCCGCTGCTGATCCTGGACGAGGCGCAGCACCTGACCGTGCAATCGATCGAGGAAGTGCGGCATTGGCACGATGCCACCGGAATGGGGATTGCCCTGCTGGGCAACGAGCAAGTGCAGCAGAAGATCGATGGCGGATCGCGCGCCGCAGCCTTCGCCCAGCTGTTCAGCCGCGTGGCGCAATCGATCGTGCGATCGCGCCCGCTGCAAAGGGATGTCGAGGTACTGCTGGATGCCTGGGGCATCATGGATCCGGCGATCGCGCGCGAAGTCCACCGCATCGCCCAGCTGCCGGGTGCGCTGCGCGGTGTGACCTTCACGCTGGAGCTGGCGAAGATGCTGGCGATCTCCGAGCATACCGACCTGAATGTGAAGCATGTCGAAGATGCCTGGGCACAGCTTTCGCGCCGAACCGTGGGTGCGTGACGATGCGCACCAGCATCCGCCGAGCAATCGCCGACTTCATCGCACTGCAAGGCCGGGAGGCTGCCCGGCGTGAAGCGATCGCCCTGCCCCAAATCCTTGCCGCTGCCGCGATCGTCATGGTCGCAGCGGCGGCCATGCTGGAGAATTGAGATGCGCATCATAGGATATGAAGACCAGCGGATCGGCGACCTGGCATTCGTCTATATCCGGATGCAGGTGGGGATCGAGCGCATCGAGCTGATATCGAAGCGGCGCGCTCAGAAGTTAGTGGAAGCGCGCATCCTGTTCACCTGGATAATGCGCAATCATACGGGTCGGCGCCCAGCAAGCTTTGCCGCTATTGGCGAGATGCTGGGCAGCCGTGACCCTTCGAGCATTCGATATCTGGATGTGAAGGCCGACATCCTGCGCGAGCGAAATGTCGGGTTCAATTCCCTTTGCGCCGGCTTTGCCGATTTCGAACGAGAGCGCCGCGGAGAGCCGGTATGACCGCCGCACCCGCACGCCCAGCAACCTTCGACCGAAGCAACCAGGCACGGCGATCGATGTTGGGCAAGATCCATATCGCCAAAAAGCAGTTGGCCATGGACGAAGATGATTACCGCCAGTTGCTGTTCGACGTATCGGGCAGGAGCAGCGCTGCCGATTGCACGGAAGCGCAGCTGACGCGCGTGATCGACCGGATGAAGCGGCTGGGCTTCAAACCGCTGCCCAAGGCTGGGAAGAAGGCGGCGACGCACCCGATGGCGCGCAAGGCGCGCGCGCTGTGGATCAGCCTGCATCACCTGGGCGTAGTGCAGAACCCGGCCGAGGAAGCGCTGGAGGCATTCGCCCGGCGCCAGCTGAAGTGCCAGCGGCTGAGCTGGGCCAACCAGCGCGATGCCCACAAGCTGATCGAAGCGCTGAAGGCGATGGCCCTGCGCCATGGCTGGCGGCAGACGGCTGCGCATGACGGGCACCAGCTGAGCCCGAAAGAGCTGCAGATGCACCTGTGCGAGGTGATCCTGGCCCGGCTGAAGGATGGCGGCCACGTGCCCGACGACTGGTATCTGGATATCGCAGCAAAGCGACTGTGCGGCATCGATACCACAGCGACCGAAACTGGATACACGGCCGAAGATTACGGCCGTCTGGCCAAGGCGCTGGGCGACAAGCTGCGCCAGCTGGCCAACCCGGTACCCGAAGCATGAGCGGCGAGTTGAAAGCCGCGCTGACGCTGGTCGAGCGCCGGGGGATCGCGCCGCTGAATCGAGTGGCCGCGTTCCAGACAGGTGCCGACTGGTCAACCTACATCGCGCGCCGGCGCGAGGTCGAAGGACAGGTGATCGAGGCGCTGGAGAAACAAGGGGCGAAAATCACGCCTCAGGCAACTGGCACGCAGATCCGCATGTGCGGGCTGGCCGCACGATCGACCACCGGCCTGCTGGGCGCGCTGCAGAACTGGCGCAGCCAAGCCGAAGCAAAACTGAAGGAGAACCGCCGTGTTCGACCGTAACGACCGTCCGCTAAAACGCGAATACGAGACATTGGGCTGGCTGGACCTGCCCGAGCTGGGGCGCCGCGAACGGACGGCGACCCGCCGCACGGGGCCCGCCATCCTGATCGCGATCGGCGCATTCATCGCAGCCATCGCGATCGCGATCACGGCAGCGGGCTGATGACTGGGCTGCACATGACAGATCATGCGATGCTGCGGTTCCTCGAGCGCGGGGGTGGCATAGATGTCGAGGCGCTGCGCGGCGCGATCGAAGCGTCGCTTGCACGTGCCCACAATGCCGCCAGAACCGTCAGCGATAGCGATTATCTGGTTCGGGTGGACGGCATGACCTTCGTCGTCCGGGGCGCAGCGGTCACGACCGTGCTTCCCGATGATCATCCCGGCCAGCACGCGGCCGCACTGCGCCGATGAGCGAAGAGCTGACCGCCAGCCTCAGCGCGTTACTGGGCGAGGAAGGGCTGATCGCCCTGGCCGAGAATTTCGGCGGGCGGCGGCTGTATGTGCCTGGCGACATCAAGCCCGACCACCCGATCGCCAAGGCGCTGGGCGAACAGCGCGCGCGCAAGCTGGCCAGCCTGTATTCGCCCGCGCAGATCCGCGTACCCCTTGCCCGGACGATCCGCGCAAGGCATTACCGCGCCAACGGCGATTCCAATGGTGTGATCGCCACGAAACTGGGCATGACCGAAACCGGCGTCGACAAGATGTTCGACCGCATGGATTGCCCGCCTGACAAGGGCAGCGCCCAGCTTTCCCTGCAGATCTGACGCCCATGCCCGCGCCCGCGGGCATGCACTCCACGGCGCGGCGACCGTACACCGGGCGCCATGAACGCCGAGAATTCAACCCCAGAACCCATTGTGGTCACCGCCTTCAGCGAGCGGTTCGAGCATGCCTTTGCCGAGCTGCTGGGGATCGAAGGCGGTTTCGTTGACGATCCGGTCGATCGCGGCGGCGCGACCAAATACGGCATTTCGCTGCGCTTCCTGAAGGCCGAAGGCGCGATCGACGACGATCTGGACGGCTACGCCGATTTCGACCTGGACATGGATGGCGATATCGACGGCGCCGACATCCGCAAGCTGACCGTGGGCGATGCGAAGAGCCTGTACAAGCGCAGCTTCTGGCAGGCGCTGGAATGCGAGAGCTTCCCCCGGCCGATCGGCGAAATGCTGTTCGACCAGGGCGTGAACGGCGGCAACCACGCTGCGAAGAAGCTGTTGCAGCAGGCGATCAACGCCGTGCTGCGCGCCGGGCGATATCGCACCATCCCGCTGAAGGTTGACGGCCAGATCGGCGACCTCACCCGGCGGTCATTCCAGTCGATGTGGGAGCGACATCCCGAACAGTTGGTGATCGAATACCGCGAGGCTGTGAAGGACCGGTACGTCGCGATCGTGCGGCGCAATCCCAGCCAGGCCAAGTTCCTCAAGGGGTGGCTGAACCGGGCCGAAAGGCTGGGGAGATAACGATGTTCGCATTCCCGAGCCTTTCGACTGCGCGCGTTACCTTCAAGGCATTCTGGCTGGCAATCGCGGCAGCCGCGTTCATCGCGGTGGCCGGCCTGGCCGGTGTGCAGACCGTGCGGCTGTATGGGCTCCACCTGTGGCCGATATCGATCACGGGCTGGATTGCCACCGCGAAGGCGCGCGAGGCCGAACGCGACGCGGAGAAGCGTGCGCACCAGCAGACCAAGACCGATTACCGCGGAGCCCAGGTGGAGGCCGCGCGCCTCGAGCAGACGCGCCTGGACCGCGTGAAAGCCGAACAACAGGAGATCACCGATGCGGTGGAAGCAGACTATCGCCGCCAGCTTGCTGGCCTGCATGCCCGCGCTGAGCGCTTGCGCGAAGAGCTACGAACCAGAGCCGGCGCTGCCGGTGCGGGCCGAGGTATCGAAATGCCCGGCCTTCCCGCTGCCGGCAGCGGATCTGCTGAAACGGCCGGCGATCCTGGATTTCCTGCCGCCTTCGACCGCGACCCAGCCGAACAGCTAGAGCGGGACGTAATCGCCACCGAACAGGCGATCCAGCTGAATGCGCTGATCGACTGGCTGCTGAAGCAGCACGCGATCGATCCCAACGCCGACCTCTCCAACACAGCGGAGCAGCGCTGATGGAACTGGGGGAAAGGGCGATCGAGAGCAGCGGCGCATTTGCCGATGCCGAGCGCGATCGCGAGATCCAACGCACCAAGGCCAAGCTGGCGCAGGAGGGCGACGCCTTCTGCCAGGGCTGCGGCGAGGAAATACCCGCCGCGCGCCGGGCTGCCCTGCCCAGCGCGACGCGCTGCATCGAATGTCAGGCCAAGCTGGAAAGGCGGCCACGATGATCGAGGGGCCCGTTGCCTTCCACAAGTTCGCTGCCAGCTGGGTGCTGGCGGCCATGGCAAGCGTGCCGCTGGATCAGGCGGCACCGCAGGCGGAAACCGTGCTGCAGCTGGGCGGCGCCGAAGTGCCCGTGGTCACCGCAGCGCTGGGCCTGCTGGGCGTGCTGTGCGCACGGTTCCTGGCCCTGCCCAAGGAACGATCGCTGGGCACGCCCCGGTTCATGGTGGTGAGCCTGCTGATGGTGGTGGCGGTTCAACTCTGGATCGTGGAGGCACGGCCGGGCTGGCTGTTCGCTTTCGTGCTTTCGATCGGGCTGGGATTTTCGGGATATTCGCTGATCGAGCTGCTGGGCGACCAGGTGAAGGAGACGGTGACCGCCGGTTTCGAAGCCGCGCGCGGGGCCTTCGGCAAGCTGTTCAAGACATCGAAGGACGGGGACGCGGACAATGGATAGCGGCAAGCTGATGGAGCTGGCGATCATCGCCATCATCCTGGCCGGAATAGGCTATGTGATCTGGCGCGGCGGCGCTGCGAACCCGGTGGGGACCGGGCACCTGCAGCAACGCTTCAGAAGCTTTTCCACAGACCTTGCCACGATGAGCTCCGGCATGGAAACGCTGGGCGACCAGATCAAGGCCCTGGAGCAGAGCGGTGCGTCGGCCCATGAAGTCAAGCGCCTGCAGGGCGAGTTCGAGGCCGAGAAGGCGCGAACCGACAAGATCTACGCCACGCTGGAACGGATCGACGGTGATGTGAAGGGCATGCGCGAGGACCAAGCCGCGCGCAATCAGGTGATCGCTTCGCTTTCCGATAGCGTGCGGTCGGTGGCCAACAGCCTCGAGCAGCACCGTCGCGACATTACCGAAAAGCAAAGTGCCGTGGCTGAAACATGCGCGGCGACGTCGAGCGACCTGAAGCTAATTGGACGGCAGCTCGACCGGCTTTACGATGTCATAGTCAAGAAGGGATTGGCCAAATGAGCATCGGACACGAGTTGAAAGAGAGACTTGCCGCCGATGCCCGGCTGCAGATCCTGCGGGAGCTGGCGGCGCAGACCGACGGCCGCCTTTCGATCCTGCCGCTGCAGCGCGCGCTGGACGTTTACGGAATCAAGCGCGACCGCGACTGGGTATTCACTCAGCTGCGCAAACTGGAAGCGCTCGATGCGATCAATATCCAGATGGCGGGCGAGATGCCGATCGCCCGGATCGCGCGTGTCGGCCGCGATCACCTGGACGAACGCGCGGTGATCGAAGGCATCACCCGCCCGGCGGAGGCGGAATGATATGGGCGCGATCATCGCAGGCATCGTCTATCTGATCGGCGCGGGGGTGGTTTACCTCCTCGCGATAGATCTGCTGAACGTGAAGCTGCATCTGCGCAAATTCGTGGCGCTGGCGATCGCCGCGATTTGGCCGGCTCTGCTGGTGCTGGCAGTTATCTTCCTGAGCACCGACGCGATCGAACTGGCCTGGCAACGGCGCAACCGGCGGAGGGGCGAATGACCAACCCCACCATCGACGCGATCGACCGGCTGATCGCCGCACTGACCTATGATCGTATCGAGCATATCGACATAGAGAGCGGTGACACGATAGCCGAAGGCGAAGGGGTGCCGCTGCTCCAGCGCAGCATCGCCCAAGATCTTCGCCAGATCGAAGGCCGGCTGGGCGTCCACGCTAAGGGCCGCACCATTCTGGGCGCGACTGCCGATGCGATCGACGAAGCGCTGCTGGCCGCGGCCGAGGCCAAGGCCGAGCTGGCGGGAGGGGGCGCATGACGCGCGAGGCACGCGGCCGCGGGCACCTGTCGTCGATCGACATGCTTCCCGAAGAAGCAGAAGAGGATATTGTCTGGGCGCTGGAGCAGCTGCGCGAGAGCAAGCTGCCTCAGACCACGATCCTGGAAGAGTTCAATCTGCGCCTGGCTGACAAAGGGATCGATCCGATCAGCAAGAGTGCCTTCGGTCGGTATTCGATCCGCAAGGCCCGGCAGTTCCGCCAGCTGGACGCCGTTCGGCGGATGAGCGCCGAGCTAGTCGAGACGCTGGGGCCCGAAGGCCCCGACGAAGTGACCGTGATGGTGGCCGAGATGATCAAGACCGCGGCGTATCAGGCGTTGGAAGGCGGCGAGCTGAGCACCAAGGAGATCATGGAGCTTTCCCGGTCGCTGCAATCGGCCGTGGGCGCGCAGTCCAAATCCGACGAATACCGCAAGCAGCTGGAGCAACGCGTTTCGCAACAGGTCGAGGCCGCCGCCGATCGGGCTGAGCAGGTGGTACGCGAGGCCGGCTTGTCGGCCGAGGCGATCGCACAGATGCGACGCGAGTTCCTGGGCGTAAAGTGA